TCATAAGGAGGCTCATGAGGATCTTTCGTTTGGACCTGACTATTTTCAGTCTCGGTCATAACACCCTCGCCATGTTGCTCACTAGTCTGAGAAGCCACTCCTCCAGGATCCCCCGGATGGCTAGTTCCATCATGTCCCATTTATAGATGCTCCATTTAAAATTTTATTTCGGTTATTACCTCAAGTATTTATACATAATACCATGAGTTACAAAGGCAAATGGCGCCCAAAGAACAGAAACAAATATGAAGGCGATCCCACCAAGATCGTGTACAGATCCCTATGGGAGCGGCAGGCTTTTCGCTGGTGCGACACTAACGAAGACATCAAAAGTTGGTCCAGCGAATCGGTTGTCGTCCCTTATCGTTCACAGGTAGACAATAAAATTCATAGATATTTTGTTGATCTAAAGATCACATTCAACAATGGGCGCACAGTTCTGGTCGAAATTAAACCCAAACGACAAACAAAGCCTCCAGAAAAAAAGAAATCAGGGAGGAACACACGAACCTCTCGACGATACCTAAAAGAAGCCATGACCTACGGAACCAACACCTCAAAATGGAAGTATGCAAAAGCCTATGCAGAAGACAGAGGATGGGAATTTCAGATATGGACAGAGGATACCCTCCGAGATTTGGGTATAAAAATCCTAAAATAGGATAAATAGGTGTATGCCTATTGTAGACACCAAAAAACCTAGAAATGTCTTTACGAGGATGCTTAACCGAGAAGCATATGCCGGAGAATCGCCAGGAAGGCCAGCCAAGAAATGGTTACTAAAAAAGGCCAGACAGGCAAAATATAGAATAATTGGAACATCAAAATTCAGAAACGCAAACGAACAACAGCTAATTCGCAAACTAGGAAAACCAGAATCTCTAAAGTCTAAGACAATGATCGGTGGTATGTATCTATTCATGTACGACCCCAAAACAAAAGACAAATTAGAATTTTATGATACATTTCCTCTTGTAATTCCGTTCAAAGACTATCCTGATGGGTTTCTAGGAATTAATATGCACTATCTTGATCCTAGAAATCGAGCCTTGTTAATGGATGGATTATATGAAACCATAAATGATGAGAATTTTGACAACAAAATCAGATTAAAAATAACCTATGAACTATTATCTGGCGTCTCTAAATATAGATACTTTCGCCCCTGCATAAAACGATACCTAACACATCATGTAAAATCTCGTTTTATTGAAATTGAAGCAGAAGAATGGGATAATGTTTTATTTCTGCCCACAGAAAGATTTGAAAAAGCTAACCGTAGAAAAGTGTGGGACAACAGCAAGAAAGAGGTAAACAAAAATGCCCTTTAGTACAGACGAATTTAAAGCCCAAATAACAACTGGATTGGCCTCCCCTTCTACTTGGAAATTAAGTTTTGAATTTCCGGCATTGGCAGCCACAGGAACAGAAACGGCAGTAGTAGACAATCTAGGAGATTTTCCTAAAGAACTTTCTTTTTTATGTAATCAGGCTGTAGTTCCAGGAAGACACTTTGCTACAAATGAAATAAACACAAACGGCCCCATTCGTAAAATGCCATATCAAAGCATTTATGACGATCTACAAATAAGCATATATTGTCGCACAGAAATGAAAGAAAGGCACTTTTTCGAGGCATGGCAAAAAACAATTCATAGCAATGAATCTCATCCAGGTAGAGATGCCCATAGTTGGGGATATATGGGAGTAGGAGGAAAGGGATATGCACAAAAAATAAAACTTACCTGCTATTCTCCTATTGCTCAAAATGACACACTTCGTTCAATAGAAGATAGAATTGTCGATGATGAAATGAAGGGAGAGGTTCTTGCCGATATGTTCTCTGACCCAGAATTTAAACTGATGGAAACCTACGAAGTAATATTTGAAGACGCCTATCCGTTAAACATTCAACCACTACCTCTCGATTGGTCAACGAAAGATCAAGTCATGAATCTTCCTGTTACATTTGCCTATAGAAAATGGACGGGAGGAAGAAAGAACTTTTCGGTCGAAGAAGCCACCCCAGAACCCCAACCAACAGGGCCATCATGGGGCGAAATTCTTGACGGTATAACTCAAACAATCGACACAATTGACCTATACACAGGAGCAATTCCATCCTGGATGACAACTGCATCTAGAAACTTAAACCCAACTGGACTAGAAGGGCTTAATCAATCACTTGGCGCCAAAACTGATTTTGGTAACTTTTATTAATAATAGCAACTCAATAAGGAGCATATCTTATTATGGCACTACCTAAACTGAGCATTCCTGAATATGAACTAGAACTTCCATCAAATAAACAAAAAATTAAATATAGACCATTTCTAGTCAAAGAACAAAAAGTGCTAATGATCGCACAAGAGGGAAAAGACGAAAAAGAAATTATAAACGCAATCAAACAAATTATTAAAGACTGCACCATAACAGGGGATGTTGATGTTGATTCTCTTCCTTTATTTGATATTGAATATTTCTTTTTGCAGCTAAGATCAAAATCTATTGGAGAGAAAATAGATTTGTTTTTTAGGCACCAAAAATGTCCAGAAAATAATAATGAGCCGGCAAAAAATCAAACCCAAATCAAAGTTGACCTAAGTAAAGTAAAGGTAGTAAAAGACAAAAAGCATAATACAAAAATAAAACTAACAAAGGATATTGGCATTGTAATGAAACACCCCAAGATTGATCTTCTCAATAAATTCCAAGGGAAGAGTATGAATGAAATGACCACCATATTTAATCTCATAGGAGAATGTATAGAACAAATATATGACGCCGACGAAACATACAATGCAACAGATTATACACCAAAAGAATTAGAAGAATTTATATCTAATATGACAGAAGAGCAATTCAAAAAGGTTCAAGATTTTTTTGACACGATGCCAAAAATAAAGCATACCGTCAACTTTAAATGTGTAGATTGTAGCTTTGAAGATACCTTGGAGGTAGAAGGATTGCAGAATTTTTTTACATAGGCCTTTCCCACGATACGCTACAAAACTATTATGAGCTTAACTTTATATTATTACAAGAACATGGTTATAGTTTGACGGAACTTGACGAGATGATGCCTTGGGAAAGGGAAATTTACATAGCACTATTAAAGGCCCATATAGAAAAAAAGAATGATGAAATTCAGGCCGAAAAAGAAAAAATGAAAAGAAAGTAAAAACAAATGGCAGCAACCAGAACACTACCAAACCCAGGAGATGGGCAAACCGCAATTCTTAGTTTTACTGCGGACAAGTTTAATACGGTGCTTGGCCCAGACACCTGGAAATATGCCCTATTTGATGATAGTCCAATAATGAACGCGGCCTTTGATTGGATTGGCGGCCTTGGTTCATTAATGTGGGGGACCTTACAAGATAGTCTTGGATTAACCACAGAAGAACCAGAAGTGGCAGCCATTAAAGAAGGAACAAAGGCCACAAAAGAAACCACGGCTGCAATTTCAGAAGAACCAGACAACCTAAAAGATATATTAAAAGAACAGTTGCGTGTCCAAAAGGATATTTTACAAGAGATACGCGGAGATAGATTCGCCCAAATAGAAGAAAGACGAGAGGAAGGAAAAGGGGCAGTTGCTGTTCTTGGAAAAATAACACAACCCACACAAACAACAGAAGAAGAGGAAGGACGAGGAATATTCTCACGAATCCTTGAATGGTTAGGCCTAAGAAACCTTTTCGGGCTCGGGGGAACCGGGGCCGCTGTGGCAGCCGGAGGAATAGGAGCGACATTAATAGGCGGAATAATGGCCGCCCTACCTATTATAGGAATCGTGGCCTTAGTTGGAGCTGCCTTAATGGCTGCGTTTACTGACATTTCATTAGGAGTTGCCCGAGCATCAGAATGGGACACAAGTAAATTTTCGGCAGGATTAGGATCTTTTTTTGGCGGACAAATGGATGTAGAGGCAGGAGAGTGGGTAAGAGCTTTAAATATAGGAACAAATGCAATGAAATGGGGGTTGATAGGCGCGGCCATAGGAGCAATTGCCGGATCTGGTATATTCTCTATACCAGGAGCCCTGATTGGAGGAGCCATAGGAGTTCTTCTTGGTGGGATTGCGGGCGCGTTCGGAGGAGAAAGTATTGCCACATTTCTTGATTCTATAGGAAATATATGGTCTGATTTTTTGGGTTGGTTATCAGAATATATTAATGACCATGTTTTAAAAGCCCTCATCATGGCGCTTCCTGGAGGAGCATTATTACTAGCGGCTCTTCCGGACGACCATCCTATAAACACACCAGACCCAGATGTAGGATTTGAAGAACAATGGGGACATTCCAAAACAGAAGCATTCAGAAAGGTAGGGTCCTTTGGACTGGGAGAGGGAAAAGAATTATTAGATTTTAATAAAGAAACCTTTGGGGTAGAATCTCTATGGGACACTAGAACCCCGGAAGGAATAGCAGGGATGTCTGCCTATTTGTCAAAACTCCATCCTAATGATAAAAGTTTATATACCCCACAAATGATTGAATTAAAAACCAATAACCCAGAGGCCTATAACAAAAGAAAAAATGAAATAGATACCGTGAATAAACAAAAAGTGGCCAGGCAGGAATTTAATACCCAAGTGGATGTCCACGCAAATATGCTCCCAGAAGTGGCTAGAATAGCAGAAGAAACAGGCCAACCAGGAATGTTAAAAGATTACTGGTCTGCAATAGACTTAAACACTCAACAAGAGTTAAAATTAATGGGAATTTCTCCAACAACCATGGCAGGAAATATACCCACATTAGAAACTCCTATTCCCGGAGGAATGAATATACTATTAGGAGACCTTGGATTTGCTGGGTCCGGGCCAGGCGAAGCGATAGGTGCCGGCGGCTCTGTTGTGGCAGGCGTTCCAAAAGAAGTTAGAAGTATGCCTGCATACAGAAAAATGATGGCCGAAGATGCTATCAATGGAGGAATTCCAGGTTTATTTACTGGAAGAACCCCATAAAATAAAAAAGGGGGGAAGAGCCAATTAAGGCCCTTCCCCCCAAGGAGTCATCTGGTACTTCCAGACGACTATTTATTATGCCTCGTCGGCCAATTTACTAAAGTAAGAAAGATCATCAGTTTCATCATCATCAACATCATCATCACTCACACTAGGCAACGGAGCAGGAGTTCGTGTCGGGCGCTCTACCTCTTCCTCAAACCCAAAAGAGTTTTCGGCAATTCCTTCTTCAGACTCCAACGCAAGAACCTTTGTCAGCCGAACATTCAGTTCATCATATGACTTGAAATTCTTCGGATCAAGAAATTCCTGAAGCGAATACTCTTGCTTCCAAGTCTTCTCCAACTTCTCATCATCATCAAACAACGCGCCCTGCGAATCAAATTCAGATGCATCATAGTTCCGATACCCTGCAACCTGTCGGGCTCGGAGCTTGAAGTTTGCTCCCTCCCAAAGGTCAAACGGATTGATCGGCTCATCATCGTCATATGCCGGGTTCATCTTATCATTGATCTTGTCAAAAATCTTCTTACCAAACTTGAACAAAAAGACCTTACCCTCGTTTTCTGGGTTAGAAGGATCACTCACAACATAGACATTGGAGTAATAAGAGAGGCGGCGCTTCTGCTTTCGCGCAACATCCTTGTTAGACTCAATTCCAGAATTCCACAACTTTGAATTGTGTTCCGAAACAGGATCCTTCTTTCCAAGAGTGGTTAACGAGTTCTCAATGTACCAACCACCGGGACCTTGAAAACCATGATCCCAAATGCGAACCCACGGAATATCTTCTCCATCAGGAGCAGGAAGAAATCGCAGAACTGCATGACCATTACCAGCCTTGTCAACAGTCAACTTCCATAGTCGATCATCACCACCGCTATTGTTTCCGTTCTTATTCGTATTAGTGTTTAGCTTTTCGATCTCCTGAGTCAGCTTGCTCAGGTCCGTCTTTCGTGCCTTCTTTAGTTTTTGAAATGACATATTCGTATATACCTCGCGTTTTATTTTCGTATTCGTATATCCATCTCGCACACTTTACGAGACTTCACTAATATATAGCACAAAAGCTATTATTCGCCAGATGTTTTTTGAGTACGATCCAAAATGGAATCAATCTTCTTCATGTAGTCGCCAATCAATTCATGGGTAGATTCTATCTCAACCAATGCAGCATTCACCGCAGCCTTCATTGCTTCATTCTCTTTCGTCAAGGCTGCCACTTTCTTTCGATTAGTAAAAATTTCCCAACATTGGTCACAACTCATACCACAAACTCCTTTTTTAATATCTGCTTAAATTTCTTATCATCAATTCTCAAGAAAGGTCTATACCTTTGGCAGAAAGTAAAGATGTCAGGCCACACAATAGGATCATCTATCTCTTTATTCCACTTCTTGAAACACTCTAATAGTATATCAAATCCTATCAAAGTTTCAATAGCTATCTCTGAATTGGTATACAAATTTAACAGAATAGGATGCTGCCCGCCGGGGCATGAAAACAGACCATCAAACTTTCCAGTATATCCATCTCCAATCTTGGACACATCTTGCTGGAAATTATATGAAAGCGATTCTTGAAAAGACTTCCACTTTGTGTATTTCTGTTCGGCCTTTACTCCAACCAATTCGCGAATCCATACCTTAGGATTGTCTAGCAAATTACTCGCAAAGTAATTTTTGATCTCTTCGTCTTTGCCCTCAAACTTTCGTGCAATCTTCTCGTAAAAGAAACGATCCTTTCTGGCATAAAAGGTATCTGCATTCACTCGGATCTTTCCATTGTACTTGAAATAGTCATACGAACCATCAGAAAAATGTTGCTTGACGGCCAGATATGTCTGATATACTCCTAGTGCATCCATTATCTATGAAACCCCGCACATCCAGAAGGATTGATCCACATACGATCAATATATTCAAGCACCTTTCCACCAAACTTATCGACGCCCCTATGGTACCATACCTCGGACGGAGTGTTCATAATAGAAGAATGTAATCCTAACGCCAGCTCCTTGTCTTGACAGGCCGTAACCAAAGAATTTAGATATGTCCTAATCGTAAATAGAATGTCATTGTTCCGCAGTTTCATAAACGTCTGTCGTTCCGTACGAATAAAAATCTTCCACGCAATACTATGCCCATTAAACTCTCCTATTTGATTTCTTTTAGAAGAAGGCTGGTGCAATTGTTCATCTGAAGTGAGCGTCCAGTTGAAACGCTCAACCGGAATTTCCTGCTCAAGACCATCCAACTTATCATTAGGAATAGGCCCGTGAATCTCCCCCAAAGGCTTTCCCATCTTCTCTTGTAGTGACCAATAAGAAGGAAAACAAACTGCGGCGGCCCTTAGGGCCCAGCCGTCGTCAGTCCGGCGAAGAATGCACAAGTCTTCTTGGACAATACGGGCCAACTCCTCAAGCCCATACTTTCCTACTCCTGGTTTCCACACTTCAACATAAGGGCCTCCAAAATAATTACGATATATAAATTTAGGATCATACGATCCTTTTTCAGGCGCCGTCTTGACCCTTTCAAAAAATTCTCTATCGTATCCCCAATCACTCCAATTTGGATTATTAGATGATATAGGAAGATCATGCTCAAGATCCGTAACGTGCCACATCCCCAAATTTCGCATTTCTTCATGGGCCTTGAGGGTCTTCTTTTTATTTAGATCCTGATAGACAGCATCACGACAATTATCAAGGAACCAATGTTTTTGATTCATGTAAAAGGGCCAATACTTATCAATATCAAAAATCGATTCCGAAAGAGTAGTTCCTAGGCTTCTGCGTTGAGACAACTTGATCGGCGCCAGGTCAAAATCAATCTTCCCCGTACCATCTTTGTACGGGGTATACTTGGGAACGTCAAGCCCAGAATAAGGCTTGTCATCCCTACCTTTAAAGGCGTGTGGATTAGGCTTTGGTGAAAACATTATATAGGAAGTCTACTAGACGCCTTTTCCATAAGGTTTAATTCTTCAGACTCGGCTTGTAGCATTTGCTTGACAGTCTTACTACATAACTTAGCGGCATCCTCCACTTCAATTCCTGTCTGCCCTGCACATATTACAATAGCATCCATATAAGAAACACCATCCGAAGATACTGATTCTTCAACCAACCTAGAGAAATCATCCTTTGACATTATCATATCTTCACTATCTCCTATAAAAAATGTGCTGGTCGATGGTTGCAACTTCTTCCATGTGCCCGGACCAATACGGATTCACATAGTCTGCGTGATAGTGCGTGACCTCATCGAACTTCAAGAAGTCTGCCCGACCACTCAAGACATCTTCTGTGATGCGAACTGATTCCTTCCATGCGGCATCATCCTTGGGCACATTTGATCTGTTGTCCTTCACCCAAGAAAACTGACTGTCCTGACGGACCACTTCACATATCGTATCGGGATACCTTGTATCCTTTACACGATTCATTACCACCAGACCGACTGCCAACTTCCCTAGAGCAGATTGATTTGCAGACTCGAAATAGATATTTTGTGCCATACAGTATTTATCTGCATCGCTATAGTTTGCAGGCAATTCATTATTTTCATCTTTTGAAGGTGATTGATAATAATGAAAATGAATATTTGGTGAAGGCTTGTCTGGAGCATCAATGATTGTCGGAGGATTGTATTTAATCCTCAGACTCTTTCCATAATTAAATCCAAAGGAGAAAGAGGATATTGTCAGAGCAACACATACCCCCACCCAAGTTATAACATTTCTTATCTCATAATCCATTTAGAAACACCTCCGGGCAACAAGGTCAACCAAAACAATCGAACAAATAATTGTAACAAGTGGGTTTGCTGCCAATGTTTTTAGTGCGTTGATTATGATTGTCATTTTCAATTTTCCTCATTAAAGCGTTTTATCGCAATTGTCAACGGAACCAACCAATTGGCAACTTTTTCTTTGAATATCTGCGGCTCTTCTCCTGCAACCATAATAGCAACAACAACATCCTTAATAGGTATTCCTGTCATCTCATAATACATGGCCGCATAACCAGCACATTGCATAAAGTAATCATTGATCCATTCGACTCTTTTGGGTTTATTGGATGTCTTGAAATCAATAATAGAAAGAGTATCGTCCCACTCGGCAATGCAATCCACACGCCCCGCAACTCCAAGCCTGTGGGAAAACAATGCAACTTCCTGGGCATTAATAATCCCTAAACTCTTGTCGAGAATAGGCTTCAGAGAGGAGAACATTTCAACAGAATCTGGCATGGCCCCATCAATATGGTCTGGTTTGTTGTTCAGGTAATCTTCGCAGATTTGGTGAACAGCAGTTCCTCGTTTGGCCGCCTTGCTTGAAATCTTGCTGGCCTCTTCTTTACCGACCCTCTTTCGCCATTCGGCCAAAGACTTTTTCTTTTCGGGATCAGAACTCAGAACAGAAGTAATAGAAGGATATGATTTCCCTTCTATGGTATAATATCTTGTTCCGTTTTTATATGATGTTTTAATATTAGATCCCTGAGCCTTTGCAGGATCAGAATCATTATGAATAAATGGCATTTTCACCCTTTGTTTCGTGCATCCTTTAATTTCTTATCAAAATTTTCTTGGGCCTCATTACGTCTAGAAACATCGTAATTAAAAGTAGAAGTATCGCGTTGGAATTGAGCAAGAGGATGCCCCTTCTTAACCTTCTGCATCACATCATTAAACTCTGCACTAGGTTTTGTGATACCAAGGCGAACGGGGTCCCCAATACTAACAGCAGAAATCAATAGCTCTATTTCGCCGTCTCCGCATTGGAAACAAGGCTTCTCGGTAGGAGCCTTTCGGTCGGCAATTAGCATTTGTTCTTCAAATACTATTCCGCAACTCTGGCATTGATAATCGTATAGTGGCATAATATCTAGTTATCTTCCTCGTGAGGAGAACGTACTGAATAAGAGATACTATTATATATCCTAGAAGCCATGTCTATAAACACACTTTTATCGTCATCGCCAGAAATAATTGACGCCGTTGTAATCATTTCATTTATAGTGTCAATATAATTCTTTGACCTGAACAACGAATCTAGACAAATATCTTCCATTTCTACCTGGATGTCTTTCATCTTACTCACTATTTTCATCTCCTCCGGAATCGGATACGCTAGAATACCCATCCGCATACCAGCCGCCGCCCTTTAACGAAAAGGAAGTAGCTCCAATCAGTCTCTCTAACGCAAACTTGCCACACTCTGGGCATTTGCGCTTATGTTTGTCGGTAATCTTTTGGAACACCTCAAAGGCGTGTTCGCAAGATTTACATTGGTAATCATAGTTTGGCACGCTTCTTCTTGCCCTTTCTCTTTTTCTTTCCTCCAGACTTCTTTTCTTGCGGAGCCTTTACGTTTCCCTTTTTCCGGCGAAACAACCAACCACGAATGTACTGATTCCATCCATCAGTTAGTTCGATGGCCTCGTCAAGACTCACCAAGCCCTTTTTAACTTGTTCCTTCAATCCCATATTTATTCCTTTCTTTCAAAATTGGTAGGGACGGTGGGAGTCGAACCCACACTTTGCAGATTTTAAGTCTACTGCCTCTGCCTATTGGGCTACGTCCCCATTCTTAATCCCTGTAATAAATTCCTGTAGCTCCTTTTCAAATTCCTCAATCTTACTCCGGAGAACAGTCTCTCCAGTATTTTTTCTGTATATAAGATAATGGTCAAGTATCAAAAACAGATGTCTCTTTTCTTCTTTGGTCATAATTTTCAACTCTTCTCAAATGACTAGATAAATCCAACCGAACATTTTCTCGTTCGGTCACAAGTTCGTCGAAGCGGTTCTGACTATAATCATAATCATTACCGTCTTGCATATCAATTCGGCATAATTTCATCTCATTTTCGATGGTTGCCAAACGATGCTCATAAAATGCTGCTGTTCTATTCATGGCAATCTAACCCTAGACGCAAAAAGGGGAGGGTGATTAACACCCTCCCCTCCACAAAGGACGTAGATATAAATCTACGCAGTTGCGACATCGGTCTCCTCGTCCATCTCAGTCTCCGAAGAATCGGTCTCCGGAACAGAAACGGTCTCCTCGGGCACGGTTTCCGACACCATGCTCTTGACGACCTCGTTGATGGAGTAGCCGGTCACCTCGCGACCATTCTTATCGGCCTCGACCGGAACACCAGCCTTCTCCTTGATCTCCCAGATATATGTCGAAATCCGGGACATCACGATTTCCCCACCCAACTGGTCCGCCAAGTCAGTCTTGGTAACGGTGTTGGGGGAGGCGTCCAGAAGGACCTTGAGGACACGCTCAAACTGCTTTGTCTTTGCCATTATTACTTACCTCACGCATGATTGGTAATTTATTGCCTGGGAACTCCCCAGCGCAGAACTACCATTTACATAAACAACAAATTATACATCATCCTAGGGGCGTTGTCAACCCCATAGAAAAGATTTTTTCGATTCCCTGCTCCATCTTGGTCCGGGCTGAAACATTTGCCGAGTGAACCGAGATGCTTTCTAGATTTTCAAACTTGTTGCCATTGAAAACCTGCTCTTCCAACCACAGAACAACATCGTATCCCGTTCCAATCCCCTCGTCATCGCCAAGGTCATGGTCAAGCGAAAGATGCGAAACCATTCCCGTTTCAAGAAGTGC